CAACGCATGTGATGAGAAAGTCATCGAATGATATTAGAAAGATGCAGGTTAGTGGATTCTATAGAGATATAGAGATACCGGATTCACCCAGTAACTATTCTGATATTACTGAGAAGTACAATGAATTAACAGGCGAACATGCAATGGATGCCTATGATCAAAGGCATGTTCTACTAGAGATGCAAGTTAATCTTGACCTTCCCGGCTTTGAAGACATGAAAGATGGACAGCCTACAGGAATACAGTTACCTTATGTGGTAACACTGGAATACCCTACTGGCACTATTCTTTCGATAAGAAGAAACTATTACGAAGATGATGATCAAAAGAAAAGAAGATCGCATTTTGTTCACTATCAATATTTGCCCGGTTTAGGCTTCTATGGCTTTGGTTTAATCCACATGATAGGTGGGTTAGCTAAATCCGCTACAAGCCTTCTAAGACAGCTTGTGGACGCAGGAACGCTATCTAATCTACCGGGTGGACTAAAGGCTAGAGGGCTTAGGATAAAAGGAGATGATACTCCTATAATGCCCGGTGAGTTTAGAGATGTTGACGTTCCGGGTGGTGCTATACGAGACAACATAACTTTTCTTCCCTACAAAGAACCTTCTCCCACTTTGTATCAACTGTTGCAAAATATAGTTCAGGAAGGAAGGCGATTCGCTAGTATCTCCGACATGAAAGTCAGCGACATGAACTCGCAAGCACCAGTCGGAACTACATTGGCTTTACTAGAAAGAAACATGAAAGTGATGAGTGCAGTGCAAGCAAGACTACACGCATCGATGAAAAAAGAATTTGATATCTTAGTTACTGTAATCAATGATTTCGGTAATCCTAGCTATCCTTACGAGACAGACGAAGAAGAACAAATCAAAGCTACAGATTTTGACAAGCGAATTGATGTGCTACCAGTCTCTGATCCTAATGCGGCTACGATGGCACAAAGAATTATGCAGTATCAAGCGGCTATGCAGTTAGCTCAGTCTGCTCCAGAAATGTATGACTTAAAAGAATTGCATAGGCAAATGCTAGAAGTGTTAGGCATACAAGATGTGGATGATGTCATACCTGCTGAAGATGACATACCACCTGTTGATCCAGTGAGTGCGGTACAGAACTTAATTAATAATAGACCCGTCAAAGCTTATGAGTTCCAAGATCATGACGCACATATCGGGACAGTTGCCGCGGCTCAAGATAATCCAGAGATACAAGCAATCCTTGGACAGTCTCCTAATGCAGGAGCAATATTAGCGTCAGCATCTTCATATGTGAATGATCATTTAACAATGAAGTTTAGAGATCAGGTAGAGAAAGAAATGGGTGTAGCATTACCGCCACTCGGTGAGCCTATACCTGCTGATGTAGAGAAGAGAATATCAGAGCTTGTTGCAGAGGCGGCACAAAGAGTAACACAAAGAGCAATGCAAGAAGCAGAACAAAATAGAATTGCAGAACAACAGCAAGACCCATTGATACAAATGAAAGAAAGAGAGATTGCGGCTAAAGAGTTAGATATACAACGCAAGTCTATGGGTGATCAAGCAAGATTCCAGTTGGCAGGTCAGAAGCAAATGGCTTCCCAACAATTAGAGGCGCAAAGGCTAGAGCTTGAAAGACAGAAGTTAGCTATCGAAGCGCAACTAGAAGAAACAAAATTACAGGCGCAGATTGCTAGCGATTTGCAAGAAGATGATAGAGCTAGCAGTAAGCAAGCAGTAGAAGACTTCAAGACAGGACTTGACATCGCTAAGGATATAATTAAAGATAGCACTTAGTATGTTAAACGATATAAAAGAGCAATCACTTTCTGAGTGGTTAAAAGTCAGAGTCCGTACTTTGATGAACGAACACGCAGATCATTTAGCAACGGGGAGTGTAAAAGACTTCGCAGAGTATAAAAGGATATGCGGTGTAATCGAGGGCTTAGCCCTTGCAGAGCGTGAGATGTTAGATTGGATAGATCAACACACGAGAGAATAGGAACTCAACTCCTTAAGTTGTGCAAATTATGAGTGAACAAAAAATAGAAGTAGAAGCTGTCGATAAACCAGAAGTCGGCAAAGAAGTTAAAAGTCAACTGCCCGACCCTAAAGGTTGGAAACTATTAGTTGCTATGCCAGAGGTAGAGGAATCTACCAAAGGTGGAATTCTTAAAGCAACATCTACCATGAGAGATGAAGAGGTCAGCAATATCTGCGGATATGTGTTAAAGCTAGGACCTGATGCATACTCAGATAAAAATAGATTCCCGACAGGACCTTGGTGTAAAGAAGGTGACTGGGTTGTGTTCAGGGCTTATTCTGGCACTCGTATGAAAATGTATGGGAAAGAGTTTCGTCTAATTAATGACGACACTGTGGAAGCAGTCGTTGAGGACCCAACAGGAGTAGTAAGAGCATGAGTGATCAATCAGCAGAAGAATCTATTCAGACAGAATTTATCCCAAATGATGATGGCAAGTTAGAGCCACAAAGTATGGAAGATAAATTCTTTGGAGTTAAGACTGAAATACAAAAGCCAGATGACAGTGATTTAAAAGTTGAGGTGGTTGAGGAGACTGTCGTTAATGCAGAGCCTGAACCAAAACAATCCGCAGAAAAACCTGCCGATGAGGATACGCTAGATAAAGAAATAGAAAACTATAGCGAGAGAGCAGGCAAAAGAATTAATCAAATTAAGTATGAATATCATGAAGAGCGCAGGGCAAAAGAGTCTGCACTAAAAGAAAAAGAAGAAGCAATCAAGCAACTTAAAACTCTAATGCATGATAATCAAAGGCTACAACAAATTGTGGCTGAAGGCGGTAAAGTAGTTAATCAGCAAGCTAAAAACAATGCACAGTTTGCTAAATTAACCGCGCAAGCAAAATATAAAAAAGCTTATGATGAAGGTGATGCTGAAGCAATGTCGCAAGCTCAGGCAGAGTTAACTAAAGCAACTCTAGCAGAGCAACAGGCTCCAAATTATGCCGCGGCAATGCAACAATCTATTATGGCTAAGATGCCACAACAGCCTGTTCAGCAACCTACACCAGACCCAGAAATGCAAGCGTGGGCGCAAAAGAATCCTTGGTTTATGAGCCAAGACCCCGCGCACAAAGAGATGACTTCATTTGCTATGTTTCTAGATCAAAAGTTACAAGCAAGTGGAATAGACCCTGCAACTCAAGCGCAAAAGTATTACGCAGAAATAGATGCAGGGATGAGAAGTCAGTACCCAAATTTTTTCGGAGTACCTCAAGCAAGTGTTGAAACGACACCAGAGATACCTGTAGAAGAAAAGCGACAGCCTGCGAATGTTGTCGCTCCCGCATCGAGGAATAGTGGGAGTAATAAAAATCCTCGCAATGTACGATTGACTCAGACCCAAGTCAAACTAGCACGACAACTTGGAATAAGTCCTGAGCAATACGCAAGACAATTATTAAAGGACTCAGTATGACTGAAGAACTAGATAAATTATTGGAAGAGGTCCAAGACCCTTCCGCACCTGTGCGTACCCCGAGGGGTTCTGAAAGCCGAGAGGTTACCCAACGAGTTGAGAGTTGGGAAAATCCATCAAATTTACCAAGTCCTGATCCACAACCGGGATGGGTTTTTAGATATATAAGGACAAGTATTTTAGGTAATACTGACAATCCAAATGTATCAAAAAAATTCAGAGAGGGTTGGATACCTTGTAGGGCAGAAGACCATCCAGAATTACATATTCATATGATGGACTATAAGTCTGAATGGGCGGAGAAAGGACATATTGAAATTGGTGGACAGTTGTTATGCAAGATGCCAAAAGAGAAAGCAGATGCTAGGGATCAACATTTCCAACGCATGGCTAGAACTCAGATGGATTCTGTAGACAACGTATACTTTAAGGATCAAGATTCCAGAATGGCTACCAAACAAGTCTTTGAAAGAAAGTCCAAAACAACCTTTGGTAGAGATTCCTAATCTTGATAGATTTGTAACTCTATTTTGAGGAAAATATTATGGCTTCAACAGCGGCTCCTAGCGGAGCGAATCCTGTCGGATCATTAGTTTCCTGTGCTTACAATGCAAAAGTTACACACTATAAGATAAAGAATAACTTCGGGACTGCTATATTTTATGGTGACTTTGTAAAGTGGGCGGATGATAATCCAAACACTACTATTCAGAAAGACACAGGTACTACATCAATGACACCTATCGGAGTATTTTTAGGTTGTTCATATACTGATCCTACTACAGGTCAATTTACACAAAGCCCACAATACCCCGCTTCAACAGCGGCAGATGATATTGTGGCATACGTAGCGTCTGATCCATTCCTAGTAATGAAAATGCAATCAGATGAGTCTTTGACTCAAGACGATCTAGGAAAGAATGTTGGAGTAGTGCAAACTGCGGGATCGACTGTATTCGGCATAAGCAAGAATGCGGTTGACGGAAGCACTGCAAACACTACTAACACTTTACCACTGAAGATTATTGACTTTGTCGATGGTCCAGATAGTGCTATTGGTGACAGTTTCACAGACGTATTGGTGATGTTCAACGTAGGACATCAATTACTTAACACAACTGGCATCGGCTAATAGGAGTATATTATGGCGGCTATTTCAAGAGCTAATGAATTAAAGCAACTCCTACCCGGCTTAAACGCTTTGTTTGGAGATGAGTACAACAACTACGAGAACGAGCACGAGCAAATTTATGTAAGCGAAAACTCAGAGCGATCATTCGAAGAAGAGTTGAAGCTTTCTGGATTTGGTGCGGCTCCAGTAAAAGATGAAGGCGCGGCAATATCTTATGATGTAGCGCAAGAGTCTTTTGTGGCTCGTTACACACACGAGACAATCGCTTTGGGCTTCTCAATCACTGAGGAAGCAATGGAAGACAACTTGTATGTAAGTCTTTCAGCTAGGTATACCAAGGCTCTAGCAAGAGCAATGGCTTACACTAAGCAAGTCAAAGCGGCTTTCCCATTAAACAACGGTTTCACAAATTCATTCCAGTCTGGTGATGGGGTTAACCTATTCACTGCAAGTGGTGATGGTGTAACTGGTGGTGATGGACACCCATTGGTAAGTGGCGGAAAGAACTCTAACAGACCTGTTACAGGTGCAGACTTGAACGAAACATCTTTAGAAGATGCGGTAATTCAAATCAGCAAGTGGACAGATGAGAGAGGTCTTAAGATCGCGGCTAGACCAAGAAAGCTAATTGTCCCAACTGATCTACAGTTTGTTGCTACTAGACTCTTAGAGAGTGAGTACAGAGTAGGAACTGCTGACAATGACATCAACGCGGTAAGAAGCAACGGTGTAATCCCAGAAGGCTACGCAGTTAATCATTATTTAACTGACACTAACGCTTTCTTCATTACAACTGATGTTCCTGACGGCATGAAGCATTTTGTCAGAAGTGCTATGACAACAAACATGGATGGAGACTTTTCAACCGGAAACGTGCGGTACAAGGCTCGAGAGAGATATTCTTTCGGAGTATCAGACCCACTAGGTATCTTCGGATCACCCGGTTCAAGCTAAAACAGATAGGGGAGCATCGCTCCCCTTTTTGTGCATCTAGGGTAAACGTATCTATCAACTGACCTAGCAGACTTTGCCAAGATGATAGATTTATATTTCCGAGGAGGGAATAATGGCTAACACAACTTTTAACGGACCCGTCAGATCAGAGAATGGTTTTACGGTCATTTCAAAAAATTCAACAACAGGTGCTATCACTACTGAGTTCACGTTAGATACTAACGGAATGCAAGTAACGCCTGTTGCATTATCTGATACCACAGCTATTTCTTTAACAGCTACCACACATGGCGGTAGAGTTTCTGTCGTTCCTGCTTTGTCAGCGAATCTAACATTAACTTTGCCATCACCTTCAGCGGGTGTTTACTTTAAGTTAATCTATGGTGGAGCCGCAGAAGAGACAGAGAATCTAATTATTAGTACAGGTTCTAATACTAATTTCTTTATTGGTGGGATTATTCACTTAGATTCAAATGCTGATAATGTGTCGGTATACTCAGATGGTGATTCTAACTCTATATTAACTCTAACTGACTTTGGTCTTTTTGAAATTAATATATTAGCTAAAGACAGCACTAACTGGTATATCTGGGGCAACCAAGAAGGTGCAGATGCGCCTGCATTCTCAGACTCTTAATAGGAGTAAGTTATGGCTGATACAGTAACCACACAAACCATCATTGATGGTGAAAGAAATTGCATTATGAAGTTTACCAACGTAAGCGATGGTACTGGAGAATCTGCCGTAGCCAAAGTAGATGTATCTGCTTTATCATCTAATAGTGATGGGAAAGCTTGTTCTGAAGTAAGAATAATGCGAGTAAGCCACGCTATTGTAGGTATGTCTGTTCAACTTTTCTTTGATGCCACTACGAATGTTCTACTTATGGAGTTAGCAGAAAGTAGTAACGGTCACATGGAGTTCAAAGAATTTGGTGGTATTCCTAATAATGCAGGGAGTGGTAAGAC